GAGCAATGGATGAAGTCTTTGCTAAAATAAAATGGTATGTTGACAACGGATGGCTTCCTACAATTCCAAGTGGAGATGTTCCTGTGAATATGGAAGATTGCTCATGGCCTATGCTTCAGCAATTAGCCGCTGCTGGAACACTTGGTAACTATTATTCAGTGGGAGATACTAAAACACTTGAACTGTCAGGCGGAGAAAGAGTGGTTATGGAGCTTGCATCAATCAATGATGGCGAGGGAACTGCTGGAGCATATTATCCAAGGGGAACAGCAGACTTTATTTCAAAAGATTGTATGCTCACAACCAGACAGATGAACACATCTAACACAAACTCTGGTGGATGGCCTTCATGCAAAATGAGAACAGACCTCAACAATGTTGTTTATGATTTACTTCCACAGGCTGTCAAAGATGCAATAGTTGAGAAAACTCACAAATCTTCTGCTGGTGGTCAGTCAACAACACTTGTTGAACATTCGGACAAGTTATGGCTTCCTACTGAATGGGAGATATTCGGTTCTATAACATACGCTGCTGGAACAGAAAACGGAAATGTAAATAAACATTATGCAGTATTTGATAGTGCTGGAGACAGAATAAAACATCTTGGAACGGGTGGAGTTGCTACCAACTGGTGGGAGTGTTCTCCGTATGTAAGCAACTCTACGAACTTCTGCCATGTCAACTCTAGCGGTGGAGCCTACTCCAACATCGCCAGCTCCTCGAGTGGCGTTCCGCTCTGCTTCAGAATCGGCTAATCGAAAATCGAGCCACCTTCAGGTGGCTTAAGAAAGGACTAAAAAATAGAATGAGTGGCGTATATGCCAAAGACAGAAAAGAATCTCCAATGGAAGTTATAACCATTGCGAGGGAAATTTACTTAATTACTTACAGACTATGTATGAACGAAAGAATCATACCTAAAAGACATAGATATATGGTGGCTAAACCTATTATCGAGGTTGCATCAAATATTGTAGACGACATCAACAAAGCAAATTCAATCTTTCCAAGGAATGAAGTTGACAAGGAAATTCGATACAGATACCAGAAAGAAGGATTTGCTAACTGTGATGCTTTGTTAGGGAAACTAGAGCTGACATCTCAGCTCTTCCCTATGTCTTATAAAGTAGTTTCGAAGATAGCTAGTTTAGTTATCAGAGAAAAGCAAATGATTCAGGCATGGTCAAAAGCGGGTTGTTAACTATTTTCTGCTACCAACTGGTGGGAGTGTTCTCCGAATGTAAGCAACTCTACGAACTTCTGCAATGTCAACTCTAGCGGTGGAGCCAACAACAACAACGCCAGCAACTCGAATGGCGTTCCGCTCTGATTCAGTGCAAGTTAGACCTAGTAAGTTATCTGAAAACAAACAAGCACAGAAGGAGCTAACAACCTTCCTTTATAGGTAAATATATTCTTTGATGTATATAGACGGACGCTAACGTGCATGGCTTATTATAAGTTTCATGTCTATTTACTATAAACGAAGAATGAATAATAAAGAACGAAGAGAAAAACGCTATAAAAGAAGAAAGGAACAAAGAGAAGAAAGAAAAAGACAACTGAATATAAAATATGGAGATTATGACAAGATAATCAGCTTTGAATCACTTGTGAAAGCATATTATGAATGTAAGAAAGGCGTATCATGGAAGGCTTCTGTAATAAAGTATGGTTCTAAAGTATATGAAAATTCTGAAAAGACCTCTACCAAATTAAAAGAAGGCAGATATAAGCAAAAGCCTTTTGTAGAATTTGATTTGATAGAAAGAGGAAAGAAACGACATATCAGAAGTGTTCATATATCGGATAGGGTTATTCAAAAGAGTTTATGTGAAAATTGCTTAACTCCAATCCTTACAAATTCATTCATATACGACAATGGAGCTTCACTTAAAGGAAAAGGCACTTTATTTGCTATAAAGAGATGTGAAAAGCATCTTCACGATCATTATAGAAAATATGGAAACTCTGGTTATATTATCATAGGAGATTTCAAAGCGTTCTTTGATTCGTTAGATCATGAAATTATTTATAAAAATCTTAAAAAGACTATCCAGGATGAAAGAATAATTGATTTAATCAAAAGACTTGTTGAACCATTCGGAGAAAGAGGACTAGGCTTAGGAAGTCAAGTAAGCCAAATTCTAGCGGTTAACTATCCGAACAAGCTGGACCACTTTATTAAATGCGAATGCAGAATAAAGGGTTACGGTCGTTATATGGATGATTTTTATGTGATTTGCAATTCTAAAGAAGAGGCAAAGAAAATATTAAGTCAAATCTTTATTATTTGCGAAGAACTCAAATTAAACTTAAACAAGGATAAAACCCAGATAGTAAAACTATCACACGGATTTACATTTCTAAAAACAAAGTTTAATCTTACAAGCTCCGGGAAAGTTCTGAAAAGATTAACTAGGGCAAACGTGGCCAGAACAAGAAGAAAGCTAAAGAAGTTTAAAAGTATGTTAGATTCTGGAAAACTAACATATAAACAAATAAACACTTCTTACAATTCATGGAAGGGTTACGCAAAACACAAAGACAGTTATAGAACAGTTAAAAACATGGATAAGCTCTACAATGAACTATTCATAAACAACTGGCATAGCTGCCAATAAAATTATATAATGTTCATAGGTGGATATTCTCAATATAGCTCCGATTCATTCCACAACAGGAGCTTGAGGATATCTGCCTTTTTTATTGCTAGAAATTAAGACAGGGAGAAATAAGGAAAATATGATAACTTTTGCACAATTTATGACAGCAACAACTTTTATATTTGGAATCTTAGCAGCTTATTTTGGAATTAAAGCCCATCAACGAGATGACAAAAAGGATAACGCAAATGTAGTAACAATCATAACTACTGTTCAGGTACAACTTGAAACGATAAAAGATGGAATTTGCGAACTTAAGAACGAATTTAAAGCAGCAAAAGAAGATATCAAAGAATTAAGAGAAAAGGTTGTCATATTGGAGCAATCAACAAAGTCAGCTCATCACAGACTTGATGAGCACGAAAAGAGACTTGAAAACAGATCAGATGATAGAAAGTAGGTGATTGAATGAATTTAACAGACTTATTTCCAGTAGTAGCTCCAATTTTAGTTATATGTTATTTAGTAGGCTTAATGCTGAAGAACATTCCATCAATCAAGGATGAATGGATTCCTTGCATTGTTGGACTTTTAGGTGGAATCCTCGGAGTTCTTGGAATGCTTATCATTCCTGACTATCCAGCTAAAGATATTATGACAGCAATCGCAGTTGGAATAGTTAGCGGACTGGCTTCCACAGGTGCCAATCAGCTATATAAGCAACTTAAATCTTTAAAAGGGGGGAAAGAATAATGATTAAGGTTGGCGGAGCAAGAATCAATGAAAAAGGCAAGGTTTCAGGCGGAAAGAATGGAGATCAGAACGGAAAAGAGGTCTGTGTCCATAATTGGTATGATGGCAAGTGGACAGATGTCTTGAGACCAATCAATCCGACCATCGGAAACAACATGGCTATTGTTATGAAGGCAATATGTGAAAATAACAATATTGGTTATGACCAACCAAAAAGAAACACAGCCTATAATCAGTGGTTAAAGCTCGGAACAGTTAAGGCAATCAAGACACCATGTGCAACAGATTGCTCGGCATCGGTGACACTTGCAACTATTGCTGGCTTCAAGTCGGCAAATATGAGCTTTCCTTTTGTATATGGAACCAATGCTCCAACAACTTCAACCATTGTAAAGAGGTTTAAGGACACAGGAAGATTCATTCATTTAACTGATAAGAAATATCTCAAATCAAGTGACTATTTGAGAGCTGGAGATATTCTTGTAAGAAAAGGACACCACACAGTAATGGTTCTTGAGAATGGTCCTAAATGGAATCAATAAGAAAAATCTTATCAACGTAGCATGAAATGTCACACGAAATTTTAAAAATAGCGTAAATATAAGGGTTATAAGGCAAAAACAAACAGGTTCAACTCCTGTTATCCGCACTTTTAAAGGCTTCCACTAAGGAAGCCTTTTTTACTGCTTTTCACAGTGTTTATAAGTGTTTCAAGGACTTTAGATAAAATAAATATTTTGAATATTTAGAATAAATTTATGTTAAAATATAATAAAATGTCACACGAAATGTCACACGACAAATGCAAAAAGAGAAGACCGAAGCCTTCTCTTTTTCTTGTGAAATATTCTCAGTATCCTTTTTGACCATATTCTCTTAAATCATAAATCATCCCCTTTCATTGCATTTGAGAAATATTAATTTTTTCATGAAATTCATAATTTTCTATTTCATCAAAAGAAAATTTGTGTTCTTCCCAGCTTTGGCGATCTCCTATTGGATATTCTTCTCTTACCCTTAATTCTCTTCTGGTAGTATCGAGACGGTAATCAAAATGATTAAAACTCGTATTTTTAAATATTTTTACAACACCATTTGTATATGTAATAACTAATTCTTTTTCCTCTACAATCATTTTATTTCTCCTTGTTTTCTTCAATTATCTTTTCTAATGAATCTACAATTAATTGATTAAGGCTCTTTCCCATTGCTTCAGCATGTGCTTTGTATTCGTCACGCTTACCCTTTGGAACTCTTACAACTATATTATCATAGTTGTTTTTGATATATTTCTGAGTTGCTTTGTTTTGTGCTGCTGTATACCTGGCCATCTTTCATCCTTTCCAGGGGGCTTAGCCCCCTTAAATCATTTCTATATCTAAGTTGTTATCTTTTAGATAAGCCTTAGCCTCTGCAACTGTTCTAGTTTCTGCTATTTTCTGAAATCCTTCAGATTCTGCATTCTGTGTTAATAGAAAGTAATGATATGTTCTTATAACTCCGATTTCTAATTTATATATTCCGTATTTCATATGTTATTCTCCTTTTTATTATGTAGGGGCTTTCGCCCCTTATTTTCTAAACCATTTTCCGATTTCTTCTCTCATGAATTTATATTCGTTTATTTCTTTAAGAGCTGCATTCTTCTGAGCTTCTGTTCCTTTAACTCTTTTCATTGCCTCGTTAAGTGTTGTAGTATCTAATTTTGCTAATTCCTTAATCATTTCTACCATATTTGTTTACCTTCCTTTCCTTACCTTGTAACCTTATTATATATCTATTGCTTACAATAGTCAATAACTTTATTAAAACTTTTTTATTTTTTATCAAAAAAAAAGACCATCTTTTCAGATGGTCTAATTTATTTTAAAGTCTTCTGTTAATTTATTATTAGCCAAAGAGTCATACTTTCTTTGCTCTTCTTGTAGAACGTGCCTATATACTTTCTTCATAGTGTAATCTGATTCCCAGCCAGCACGATTCTGAATGGCCTTATCTGGTAAACC